TCAGGTGCATAACGGCATCAGCTTGCGCGTTGTTCGTCAGTACGACATCAACAACGACCGTCTGCCTTGCCGTATTGACGTTCTGTATGGCTACAGCACGATCCGTCCGCAAATGGCCGTCCGGATGTGGGGTTAATTTAACACTGGCCCTCGGTTCGCCGGGGGCCAACTTTTTTAAAGGATTTTTATTATGGCTCTTCCTAATGGTGCTGGCGGTTATCAAGTCGGCGACGGAAATCTTGGCGAAGTTACTCTTGGTACTTCGGCTATCCCTACTGCATATACCGCAGCAGCTACACTGACCACAGCCGATTTGGCTGGCGGCATTGTTGTGTACACTTCGGCTTCTACAGCCGATCTTACGCTCCCTGCTGTTTCGGTTGTCAACACCGACATCAGCAGCGCAAAGACCAACTCATCGTTTGAGTTTACTTTGGTTGCTACCAGCACCGGCGTTCCTACTATCGTAGTAGGCACTGGCTGGACGTTGGTTGGTTCCGGCGCAGGCGTTGCATCCAAGAGCGTATTGTTCCGTGCTGTTAAAACCAGCGCAACAACGTACAACCTGTACCGCATCGCTGGCTAATAGGTTTGCCCCGGCTTCGGTCGGGGCATCCTTTTCAGGAGAAAATCAATGCCTAACAATAAACCTATTGGTGTTGCATACCTCGATCAAGACATTATTGGCGCACAATATCTCTTGACCGACGAGCAAATCGGCTACACCGCCGCAGCACAAGGCACGGTTACGCAAGCTACCAGCAAGTCAACTGCTGTTACGTTGAACAAGCCTGCTGGCCGCATTACGATGAACAACGCAGCGTTGGCGGGCAACACCGCCGTTACGTTTAACTTGAACAACAACCTAATTTCGGTCAACGACATTCTGGTTTTAAACGTGTCGTCGGGTTCTGTAGCTGACGCAACGACGTACACCACGTACACTAGTTCACTGGGTGCGGGCGTCGCGGCCATCACTTTGCGAAACCTGACGGGCACATCGCAAAGCGAAGCAGTAGTGATTAACTTTGCAATCATTCATTGCGTATAATTAATTTGGGCGGCTTTCGGGCCGTCCATTTTACGGAGTTTCTATGGCCGTTATCTATCTAGTTCACGACATCCACGGCGCAAAGGTTGCTATATCCGAAGAGGAAGCCCGCGCTGACGAAGACTTTGGGTGGGAAAGATACTATCCTGACGCGCCTGTAGCTGATATAGCTAACGAAATGCCGGCGCGCACTGGCCGCCGCCGCACAACGCAGGAAGACTAAACGATGGAAACGGCTGGGGACATAATCAATGGATCGCTTAGGCTTCTAGGCGTCCTAGCAGAAGGCGAAACTCCCTCGGCTGAAACGTCGCAGGACGCACTGCGCGCCATGAACCAGATGATTGATAGCTGGAACACAGAGCGCCTGTCCGTTTTTGCAACACAAGACCAAGTCTTCACATGGCCCGCAGGCCAGCTATCGCGCACGCTTGGGCCTTCCGGCGACTTCGTCGGCAACCGCCCTATATTGCTAAATGACGCTACGTATTTCAAAGACCCCGGCACCGGCGTAAGCTACGGTATCAAAATGATTAACCAGCAGCAGTACAACGGCATCGCCGTCAAAACTGTAACGTCTACGTACCCGCAGGTTATCTTCACCAACATGACGTACCCTGACATTGAAATGTACATCTACCCGCGCCCTACGCGCGCGCTGGAATGGCATTTCATTTCGGTTGAGGAATTGACGCAGCCTGCTGCGCTTAACACAGTTCTGCATTTTCCTCCCGGCTATCTGCGTGCGTTTCGCTATAATCTAGCGTGCGAACTAGCACCTGAGTTTGGCGTTGAGCCTGCGCCGCAAGTGCAGCGAATTGCCATGACATCTAAGCGCAACCTGAAGCGCATCAACAATCCTGATGACATCATGTCGATGCCATACAGCATCATAGCCACACGGCAGCGGTATAATATCTACGCAGGAAACTTCTAATGAAGACCCCCATACTCGGCAGCGCGTATGTGGCCCGTTCAGTAAACGCTGCCGACGCACGCATGATAAACTTGTTCCCCGAAGTGGTACCGGAAGGGGGCATGGAGCCTGCATTTCTACAGCGTTGCCCCGGATTGCAGCTTCAGCAGCGCGTGGGCGACGGCCCAATCCGCGGGCTGTGGGCGCATCAGACACGCGGCGATGACTTTTACGTTGTATCAGGCTTTGAAGTCTACAAGCTATCTAGCCTGACTGGAACGCCAGTTAAGCTGGGCGACGTAACTGGCACTGGCCCTGTGTCCATCGCCGACAACGGCACACAGATATTCTTCGCCTGCAATCCTGACGCGTTTATTTACGATGAGTCAACCAATACGTTCGGGCAAATTACCGACCCTGACTTCCCCGGCGCGGTCACCGTCGGCTATCTAGACGGTTATTTTGTGTTCAACGAACCCAACAGCCAGAAGCTATGGGTGACGCAGCTTTTTGATGGTTTCCAGATCGACCCGCTAGAGTTTGCCAGCGCCGAGGGTAGCCCTGACGGCGTTGTCGGCATATTGGTAGACCACCGCGAATGTTGGGTGTTTGGTACTGATTCCACCGAAGTGTGGTACAACTCCGGCGGTTTAGACTTTCCGCTTTCGCCGATCCAAGGCGCGTTCAACGAAATCGGTTGCGCGGCGCCGTACTCTATCGCCAAGATGGACAACACCGTGTTTTGGCTCGGCGCCGACGCGCGCGGCCAAGGTATTGTTTACAGAGCCGCTGGATAGAACGCACAGCGCGTATCCACGCACGCGATTGAATGGCGCATTCAAAACTATTTGGATATGAGCGATGCGGTCGGATACACCTACCAGCAGGACGGCCATGCGTTCTACGTTCTGTCGTTTCCGTCCGCTGACGAAACGTGGGTGTTCGACGCTGCCACCGGCGCGTGGCATCAGCGGTCATCTTACGCGGCTATTGCACCGTCTGAAGGTGCGTTTTACCGCGAAGCATTTAATATTGACGCGTTTTACGTTGCGGCACCGCTCACTGCTTCTGGCGACAGCGGCGTCTTCTCACGCCACCGCAGCAACTGCCAGTGTAACTTCCAAGGTAATATCATCGTCGGCGACTACGCTAACGGAAACATTTACACATTTGAGTTAAATGTTTTTGAAGACAACGACATAGCCCAGCGTTGGCTGCGGTCGTGGCGCGCTCTGCCGACAGGCCAGAACAACCTCAAGCGTACAGCGAACCACTCTTTGCAGCTTGAGTGCGAAACGGGCGTTGGCTTAAACACCGGGCAAGGACTTAATCCGCAAGCCATGCTTCGCTGGTCCGACGATGGCGGCCATACATGGTCCAACGAACACTGGGCATCTATGGGCAAGATCGGCGCAACTGGCACCCGCGTCATTTGGCGGCGGCTTGGCATGACGCTGAAGCTGCGCGACCGCGTCTATGAAGTGTCTGGCAGTGACCCTGTCCGCATTTACCTGACGGGCGCCGAACTAATGTTAAGCGGCACAAATGCCTAACGATCAACTCACCCGTATCCCTGCGTCGCGCGTACCAATTACGGACGTGGCAGACGGCACGGTAACGCGTGAGTGGTACAGGTATCTGTTTAACCTATTTACAATAACGGGCGGCGGTCAAGCTAACTCGGCTGCAAGTTCGTCTTTCGGACAGGACTTGGCTCCGCTGTACACACCACAGATGAGCGATAAGCGTTACGGCTCGTTTTACGACACATCCACGCAGACAGCCGCCGTCATCAATACGGCGTATCCAATTACGCTTAACTCTACAAATATATCCAACGGCGCCTATATCGGTACGCCTACATCGCGTGTGTATGTGGACCGCGTAGGTACGTACAACTTTCAGTTTTCGGCGCAGCTTAACAAGACCGCCGCCGGCGCAGGCAACGTGTTTATCTGGTACAGGGTAAATGGCGTTAACGCGTCAAACTCCGCGTCCAGCGTGACGTTAGCCGGAAGCAGTTCAGCAGTTGTCGCCGCATGGAACTTTGTGGTAAACTTAGCCGCCGGCGATTATTTTGAATTGGTTTGGTCCACAGATAATACTGGCTGTGAAATTCGCGCAGCGGCTGCAAGCGGCCCTGTCCCCACAATTCCGTCCGTCATACTGACGGTTACGGACAACATTAACTAAGGTTTAGATATGGCTGTTCTTGCTCCACAACCTAAAGCACAATTCTTCGACGCTAGTGGCAATCCGCTGGTCGGCGGTAAAGTGTACACCTACGCAGCCGGCACGACAACGCCGCTGGAAACGTACACAAGTGAGTTGGCAACTACGCCCAACACCAACCCAGTTATTCTTGACTCTCGCGGCGAGTGCAACCTGTGGTTCTCTACTGCATCCAGCTACAAGGTAGTTTTGGAAAGCGCGACTAACGTGCTGCAATGGACCGTCGATAACATTTCGACCTACGGCACCATCGCCAGCCAAAACTCCAACAACGTGGCTATCACCGGCGGCACGATCACCGGCGTTACGTTTACCGGCAACATCACCGGCAACGTGTCCGGCAACGCAGGCACCGTCACGAATGGCGTCTATCTGGACGCAGTGCAGACACTGACAAACAAGACCATCACAGGTCTGGCGTCGGCCTCAACTGTCAAGGACAGCCTTGGCACGGATTACACAATCGGCTACCGCAGCATCCCGCAAAGCCTCAACACGACCGCAGCAGCGTCGGATGTCGGAAAGCATCTGTATGTTTCCGCAACTACCACAGTCCCGTCGGGCGTATTTGTCGCAGGTAACGAGTTTCTCGTTGTCAACAGCAGCGGCAGCACCGTAACGCTCACACAAGGCGCCGGCACGACGCTACGGCTTGGCGGCACTGCGACCACAGGCAGCCGCACCATCGCCGCCTACGGCGTCGCTAACGTGCTGTGCGTCGGCTCTGAAACATTCTATGTCACCGGCAACGTAACCTGATAGGACCGGCCCATGCCAATTATCGCAGCAAACATCATTCCCGCTAAGAATATGGAAAACGCGCAGACTACGCAGTACGTGGCGCCAAGCAGCACCACGACTATCATTGACAAGTTCACGGCGACTAACTTCAGCAGTGGCATGGTCAACGTAAGCGTCAACTTGGCAGCGGTTGGCGCCGGCACAGGGAACGACAACCTGATTGTTAAGACGCGGACGCTGCAACCCGGCGAAACGTACACCTTTCCAGAAATCGTAGGCCACATTCTGCCATCCGGCGGGTTTGTTTCGACGCTTGCATCAGCGGCAGCGGCAGTCAACCTGCGTGCGTCTGGCCGCGAAATTAGTTAATGCCGCCGTTCGTCGTATTCTCTTTACCCAGATCGCGGTCAGCTTGGCTGTCGCAGTTTCTGACTTACGGTGAATGGATGTGCGGTCATGAAGAGTTACGGCATATGCGTAGCGTTGATGACGTACACGCATGGTTTTCGCAGCCCAACATCGGAACGGCGGAAACCGCTGCCGCACCTTGGTGGCGGTTGCTAGACAAGTTTGCGCCCGGCGCCCGCATCCTAGTTGTACGCCGCCCGCGTGACGAAGTTGCCGAAAGTCTGATGAAGATACCCGGCACGCAGTTTGACCGCGCCGGCCTTGACGCGCTACTGCTGAAGCTGGACCGCAGCCTAGATCAGATTGAGGCGCGGCTACCCAACGTCTTGTCTGTGTCGTTCGACAGTCTGAATGAAGAAGACACTTGCGCGGCAGTGTTTGAGCATTGCCTCCAGCAGCCGCATGATCTTGACCACTATGCGCGTATGGCGCCTGTCAACATCCAAATCAATTTGCCTGCAATGATGCGTCACTACAACGCATATGCACCTGCGATGGAAAAGTTGGCGTCGGTCGCCAAGCACCAGACGATAACGGCGCTGGCGCCGAAGGTTAATGAACCGCCCGAAGGCGTCACCTTTCAGACAGAAGACTTTGATAGCTGGGTGCGCGACGCCGACAGTCTGTTTGACGAACATCTTATTCAGGTAGGTGAAACACCGGGCAACTGGCAGAATAAAAACTTGCCGCTTATGCGCGCGCTGAATGACGTTGGCGCTATGCAGATAATGACTGCGCGGTGTAATGGCCGTATGTTTGGTTATCTGATGACGTTAATAGCCCCGTCGTTGACTTCGCCTGACATTCTGTCCGCGACAAACACCACCTTCTTCGCGTCGCCAGAGTTCCCCGGATTAGGGTTGATGCTGCAACGCGAAGCTATTAAAGAGCTAAAAAATAAAGGTGTTGACGAAGTCTTTTTTGAGGCGGGGAAAAGGGGTTCCGGCCCCCGTGTTTCCATGCTATACAAGCGCCTAGGCGCGCAAGATCACGGTAGTGCATACCGTTTGCAACTGAAGGAAGCGTAAAATGGGTTTGGCAGCAGCAGCAGCAGTAGTTGGCACGGCG